CGAAGTACTACCTCAAACCGGATATCACGGCTTTGCGAGACGCGCAACGCCTCTGGGAACGAGCCCTAATAGCCTGAACGGGATTCCGTACCCCATTGCGGATTGATTAATACCAACACCGACCGCGACGGCATGGTGACGGCCGATAATCCATTCCGAACGACCGATGGCGTTTTCGTATTGTGCCAGCTGTGCCCGAACGGTATGCCGGATGCCGCGGGAAAGCTTTTCGAAGCGTTCTTTTGGGACATGACCGACAGCAGATTGCGTTTCCGTATTCGCCGTGCGGATAATCACAAGTGGGTGAATGATCCGCAACCCGTGCGCGTTTACTGGGTGGCATTCAAGCAGCAGTCATAGCTTTCCGTAACCCGAATGCCGTATATTCTGTGCGGAGGCCATACCGTCACCACGAATAATGACGGCACATTCTACATCAACGTCCAATCCCCAAACGGGAAGAAAGCCGATTACGCGGCCTACACGATTGGGCCGTTCGGCACTGGTTTCGACCAGGCCGGCGAGTACACCGCACAACGTTGGGATACCAGCAACGTAAACCAGATACGCTTCCGCCTGTGGAACACCAAAGACAACCGCTGGTGCGGGAGGGTCGCGATATTCGGAAGCTGGATCGCAATCTGGAACAGGCAATAGTTTTCCCTAACCCCTGTCACGGGCCAAGTCAGGATGCCGTATTCCGACAGGTATATCACTCTGGTTCGTGTCGGCCGTATTGTCACCGCCTGCGCGTATATCACGCTGACAAGCAATTTCAATCAGGTCGGCAACGTGTCCGTCAACGAGACAATCCCGAAGGGTTTCAGACCGTCCGGCGATTCCCGCGCGGTCATGCGCGGCACCGACAACAGCGGCGCGGCCAGTTTCTACCTTTACGGCACGCCGGAGGGGAAAATGGTGTTGAACGGCACCGGATATACCGGCCGATTCGTCGGTATATCCGGCTGTTGGATTACCGCGTAGCTTTCCGTAACCCCGATTCCTTTCACGAAACTGTCCAGTGACCCGGAATTCACGATCAGTGGATGCGTCGTCAATGGTTTGGCGACCGTCTACTGCCGGTGGGTCAACCAAGGGCCTTTCTTTAGTAAGGCGTGGACTGGAGTGACTTTGGCAAGCATGGACGTGCGGGCTGCCAGTGAAGGCTACAGCATGTTCGCAGACAATTCCGGTTCAGGCCAGGGGCAGGACCGTTATCTGTACGTCAAAGGAAACACGGTTTCCTTCCGCACATCGTATGATGTGAACATTCCAGGGAACGTATGGCATGTCGGCAGCGTATCGTTTCCAGTCGCGACAGTCTAGGCAACGATATAGGTCATCGTCGTGGCGAAAGTGTCGCCGTTCTGGGTGCTACCACGATTAGAGTAGACAAACGTTCCATCCGTCTTCAGCAGGAACTCTCGTTGGCTGCCTCCATCACGGCCGCTCCACGTTCCACGCACGTCTGCCACAGGACGCCACCCTTCCGGGATTATGCCAAAATTACCGGTACCCCATGATGCGGTGTTCGCGCTCTTCCAAGTCACGTTGATTTGAGCGACACGGCCGGTCTTCACGCCGGTCACCGTGCCATACTGGCTGGTGATAAGCGTCTGGGTTACGGAATCCCGTTCAGGCTATTAGGGCTCGTTCCCAGAGGCGTTGCGCGTCTCGCAAAGCCGTGATATCCGGTTTGAGGTAGTACTTCGCGGTGGTTTTGATATCGCTGTGGCCGAGCATTTTCGACACGATGGCGATATCCGCTCCCGCCGCCAGAGTGTTCGTCGCCCATGAGTGGCGCAGGTTGCGTGCGGGCACATGCGGCAGATCATGCCGCTTGCAGTAGGCCTTGTATTGGCGTGCGGCTTGCGGCGGGGTGAGGGTGCCGATGAGTCGGCCCCCCTCGCGTGGCCTGAGCTCGCGCAATCGTTTGACCGCGAAGCGCGGCAACGGGAGCGTGCGGCGGGACAGTTCGGTTTTCGGCGGCACGACGGCCTCATGCCCGGCGACCCATTGCAGGCCGCGCTCCACGTGCAGGACGCCGCGTCGCAGGTCGAGGTCGCCCCATTCGAGCCCGTATCCTTCTTCGGTGCGGAGTCCGCATGAGACGGCACAGATAAGCCACGCCTCAAGCAGATGACCGTAAAAGCCCCGCAACAGCGTGCGCTGCTGGCGGATGGTCAATATTCGCGGCTCGTAATGAGGTTTGGCCGGCAGTTGGATGTCGCGTCTGGTGATGTCCACGTCCAACAGGTTCCATCGGATAGCCCGCCTGAGTATCGCGCGTAGTACGGCCCATGCCTTGCGTGCCGCGCCCGCGCTGTCGAAACATGCGAGCCACTTGTCCACGAGCTCCACGCTTATTGCGCTCATGTCCATGCCACCGAAGCATGGCATGACATGCAGCCGCCAAGCGCTCTCGTAGCCGACCCACGTGCTCTCACGTAGATTCCGCGTGCAGTACGGCCAAAACCGGTTGGTCCAAAACTCTCGTAACAGCATTTTCAACCTCCGAAAACCCACACGCCCGTTGGCCTATCCAACGGGGACGAACGTGTGGGTTTTACCCACCGTAAAGGAGCTTTTCCATGTCTTTGCTCACTCACGTCGTCGATTGGCTCGTGCCTTTTATCTGTGGCGGCGTGGCCACGGTTTTGGGCCTGATGTGGCGATGGGGCAAAGCCATGGTCAACGGGCTGCGCGAGCTCCTGCTGTGCCAGTTGGAGGACCTGCGCCGCGAAATGGTCATCGAGCACGACGGAGTGGCGGACGAGGACCTCAAATCACGCTCCCAACGCCTCTACGACAGCTATCACAGCCTGGGCGGCAACGGCCACGGGACATCGCTCAACAATGACATCCAATCCGCGCCGATAGCGCCACGACAGTCCTGACCCACGACCGTGGGCCACAAACAACAATCCATCCCGAGAAAGGGGAAAACATTGGTCAATAACAAGGGCAAGCCGTTGTGGAAGCGTCTGCTCGCCAAGGGTACCGCGCTGGCCGCCGCCATCTGCATGATGCTGCTTCCGGCGACCGCGCACGCGGACATGCAGGGCGTGGACATGTCCAACTGGCAGTGCGGCGTAGACGTGTACAACATGCAGGCCGATTTTATCGTGGTCGGCACCACATGGGGCACCGGGCAAGTCAACAACAACTGCTTGGTGTCCGGCGTCAACACGGACGCCAACCGCATGATCGCCCAAGCACAAGCATCCGGCAAGAAGTTCGGCCTGTACCATTACGCGATGGGCGGCAACCCGGAGGCGGAAGCCCAATTCTTCTATCGCAACACGTCGAACTATTGGCGTCACGGCATCGTCGCCCTCGACTGGGAGATGGACGATAATCCCGCATGGGGTAATTGGGATTGGGTGCGCCGATTCATGGCGGAGTGCGAACGGTTGAGCGGTGGTGTGCGCCCGTTGCTGTACACCGGCCCGGTGGCCGGCACCATCCCGCAGGACATCCGCGACCGGTACGGCCTGTGGATCGCCCAATACGCCAACATGAGCCCGACCGGCTATCAGGCCAATCCGTGGATGATCGGCGCATACGGCGAGGCCATGCGCCAGTACAGCGGCACCGGTGTCGTCAACACGTGGAGTCCCATCGACCTCAACGTGTTCCGTGGCGACGCATGGCAGTGGGACCTGTACGCCAACCCCACCGGCGACTCCACGCCACCGGCCACACCGGCCGCGCCAGTGCAGCCGAACAACCCCCAGCCCACTCCCAGCACTGGAGGCATCAGCCACGTCATGCAATGGGGCGAGACCATCTGGGGACTCGCCGTAGCCCACAACGCATGGCCGTTGTCCGCATGGCACACGCCAAGCGGTGACATCAACCGCTACTACGTGGGCGACGTCGTAACCTACGGCGGCGGTTCCACCACGGCCGCGCCGTCCAACGGGGTTTCCAAGACCCTCCAGTACGGCGACACCGTGTGGGATTTCGCCACCGCGCACGGCTACAACGTCTCCCAGTGTTCGGTACCCTCCGGCAACATCAACGTCTACTACCCCGGTGACGTGGTGACCTGCCGCTGAGATTCAACCGATGCCGCCGTCACTCCCCTGATGGCGGCATCACCACCATTTTTTTGATCGGAGTAAAACATGACCGACAGCAAAAACACGACCGACACCGGCGAAACGCTTCCCGGCGTCGATGTGAGCGACTGGCCCGAGACGGCCGACGTCACCCATGACGTGCCCGACTGGCTCATCCCCAGCCGCGTCTACGACATCCTCAAATGGCTCGGCCTCATCGTCCTGCCCGCACTCGCCCTGTTCGTCAACACGGTCGGCCCCGCATGGGGCTGGCCTCACGTGGACGCGATAGTGACCACGCTCAACGCGCTCGGCATCCTCGCCGGCACGCTCATCGGCGTCAGCGCCATCAAACAACGCCTCGACCGCGCCGCATGACCATCACGCACGGTTCGGCCCCGTCCGGCATCGCAGACAGCTCGCACAGAGCTTGACTGCTGCCGGACGGGGCCGATTTCGCGTTGTGGCAGAGGGCTTCGCGGGCTCGATTTTTGCCCACATTTTGCCCACATTTTCCGTAAAAACAGGTTAAAAACCGTTAAAACCGGTTAAAACGAAAAAGCCGCTCAGCCCTACTCCCGTAAGGCAAAGCGGCTATTTTCCAACCCGTTCTCAGCTCAGTGCGTCCTTCAACTTGCTGAAGAAGCCTTTCTTTTGGCCAGCCTGTGGACGGGATGCCTGGGAGACGTGCGTGGCGCCTGAATCGTGCGAGGCGGCGAACTGTTCGATGAGGCCACGCTCGGTTTCGTTGAGCTTGGTGGGGATAAGCACATTGACGTGGGCGATGAGGTTGCCGCGCTCGTCCTTGTTGCGGATGTTCGTGACGCCCAGTCCCTTAAGCGTCACCGTGTCCTCAGTCTGGCAGCCGGCCGGGATGGACACGGTCTTCTCACCATCGAACGTGTCAATGGACAGATCGTGGCCGAGCACGGCCCAGCTCATCGGCACCTGAATCCAGCAGTGCAGGTCGTCGCCATCGCGGGTGAACTGCTTATCCGCCTTGATGCGAATGTCGATGTACAGGTCGCCGGCAGCGCCGCCGCCCTCACCCACTTCGCCCTGGTTGGCCAAACGTAGACGCGCGTTGTCGTTGATGCCGGCGGGCACGGTGACGCCCACGGTACGTGTGGTACGCACACGGCCGTGGCCCATGCAGCTGGGGCACGGGTTCTTGATGATGGTACCGTGGCCCTCGCAACGTTCGCAGGGGGCGGAGGTCATCATCTGGCCGAGCATGGTGCGCACGACCTTCTGCATGAATCCCTGGCCGTGGCAGTCGGGGCAGGTGACCGGCTGTGCGCCGCCCTGGGCGCCGGAGCCGCCGCACTCCTGGCACAGGGAGAACGTGCTGATCTTGACGTGCGCGGTGCCGCCGAACACGGCGGTCTTCAGGTCGATGGACGCGGAGGCCAGGGCGTCGCGGCCGGGCTGGGTACGCGGCACCGGGCCCTGTGAGCCACCACCGAACGCGGAACCGAAGAACGTGGAGAACACGTCGCTCATATCGCCGAAGCCCGCCCCGGAGAAGCCGCCGGCACCGGCGTTCGGATCGTTCGGGTCGACGCCCGAATCATACATACGGCGCTTGTCCGGATTGGACAGCACATCGTAGGCGTTGTTCACTTCCTTGAACTTGTCCTCGAATTCAGGGCCCGCGATGTCGGGGTGGTACTTACGGCTGAGCTTGCGGTATGCCTTCTTGATCTCGTCGTCACTGGCGCCGCGTTCCACACCCAGCGTCTCGTAATAATCTGCCACTTGATTGATCCTTTGTGTTCGTTTGGTCTGCGGGTCATTGTGCCACAGACGGCGGTCAGTCTTGGGTCCGGCCCTCGGAGAGGAAGGCGGTCAAATATCTGGCTACGGCCCTGACGGCGGCCATAGTGGCCGCATAGTCCATGTGGGTCGGCCCTATGGAGCCGACGAAGGCGATGGGTTCCGTGTCGTTCGTCTGGCTCTCCGTCTCGGATTCGGTTTCGGGTTCGCCTACGGGATCGTTCCCCGCCGGTTCGCCCGCCGCACCGCTGCGCCCATAGCCACTGCTGACCACGGAGGCATGCAGTAGGCCGGGAGTGTGCATTTCGGAGCCGATGGCCACGCCCACGCCGGATGCATTCGTCTCCTCACTCAGGTTGCTCATGAGCTTCATCAGCACGACCTGTTCTTCCAGCGCGTCGAAGAGCGGGGCCAGATCGGCCAGGGACCGGGAGTGGGCCAGGTGCGAGGTGCCGGACATGTACAGTTCGTCCGCGCGTTCGTCCAATGCCATCGATTCGAAGGCGTCGGCCAGCGCGTCGGCCACGCCGCGCACCGACTCGTAGCCGGCGCTGGCGGCGATGGATCGCACGGTCTCCGCGGATTTCGATAGGGACAGTCCGACACATTGTTCGTTGACGGTGTTGGAGAGCCGGTTGATCTCGTCCACGGCGGGCATGGATGCGATGGTCAGGCCGTGCTGGGCCACGCGGCCGGTGTCAGTAATCACCACCGCGAGCAACGTGGTCATGGCAACGGGCACCATCTCCACGTGCCGCAATGTGGCCTTGGCCAGCGATGGCGAGGTGACTATGGCCACTTGACCGGTGATTTCGGACAACAGTCGTGCCGAACGCTGCAGCGCGTCCTTGAGACTCACCGATCCGGACAGGAAGCTGTTGATGCCGCGGCGCTGCGCCTCGCTGAGCGGCACCACGGTAGCAAGTCGGTCCACAAAGTATCGATAGCCCTTTTCGGTGGGCACACGACCGGCCGAAGTGTGCGGCTGAATCAGATATCCTTCATCCTCCAGAGCGGACATGTCGTTACGGATGGTGGCCGAACTGACGCCGAGATCATGGTCGCGCGTCAGCGAAGTGGAGCCCACGGGCTCCTG